TTGTGTAAAGAGTATAAGCAACCTATTACTACACAATCTTTTGTTGTTAAGACGGGGGAAGAACAAGGTAACCCTAACTCGTCTGATCAGGTTAAGGATTGGCTGCATAGTCTTGGTTGGGTTCCTCGTACATTCAAGTTTGTTCGTGACAAGACTACAGGTGAAGAACGTCAGATCGAACAGGTAAGAGACAATGGGGAGCTTTGTGAGAGTGTTAAGGAGTTGGGTGACCTAGACCCTGCTGTAGACCTGCTAGATGGCCTCACAGTGCTTACTCATAGGGCTGGTATCCTAAAGTCTTTCCTAGAGTGTGTGTCACCAGATGGCTACCTAAAGGCAGAGATTGCGGGGCTTACAAATACTTTACGCTTCAAGCACTCTAAGCCTCTAGTAAACCTACCTAGTGTGGATAAACCTTATGGAGATGTCATACGAGGTGTCCTTACTTGTCCAGAGGGTTATGTGCTTGCTGGTGCTGACATGACTAGCTTAGAGGATACTACCAAGCGTCACTACATGAAACCTCTAGACCCTGACTACGTAGAGGAAATGTCACGAGAGGGTTGGGACCCCCACCTCGACTTAGCTAAGTTTGCTGGTGTTATCACTCAAGATGACATTGACAAGCATAACTCTGGGGAACGCTCACTAAAGGCACTGCGTAAGAACTACAAGGTTGTCAACTATAGCGCAACATACGGCATAGGAGCCTCTAAGCTGGCCCGTGGGACAGGTATGACAGTTAAAGAGGCGAAGGTACTCCTAGATGCTTTCTGGTCTAGAAACTGGTCTGTAGAGGCTGTAGCGAAGTCCCTGCGTGTGCGTGAACTGTTTGGGTCTATGTGGTTGTATAACCCTGTATCAAACTTCTGGTATGCACTACGTAGTGACAAGGATCGTTTCTCTACTCTAAACCAAGGAACAGGTGTATTCTGTTTTGACACTTGGGTTGCTCTGTGTCGTAAGAATGGTATCAAGACTATTGGGCAGTTCCATGACGAGATCATTGCTTTGGTAGAGAATGGTAAGCAAGATGAAGTGGCTGCTATCATGCACGGGGCTGCTGCTAAACTGAACGAGAAGGTAAAGCTGAATGTCCCCCTTGGATGTGACGCACAGTTTGGGAAGACTTACGGGGAGATACACTAGATTGTGAGTCTTTTGTGCAACACCTAACAAGATAATGCGTTTTCCATGAGAAATACCTCTTGGGGAGCGTCTAAGAAGTCTGAAAATGAACGTATAGTTATATACAACCTTATGAACGAAGGAATACCCGAATGGCTAAATACACTATGGATATGGTTCTTGAGTACGCCAAAGTCTTCCCAGAGAACGCCGACATGGGTGACGAGAATGGCAACAAGACCCAGAAGTCGATCTATGCTAAAGGCGGTCAATACATCGTCAATGCTTACTTCACTTCTCAAGACCAGATTGAACAACTACTCTCTGATGGTATGAACCCAAGCCCTATGAACTCGCAACGTATTCTTGATGGTAATGCAGACTTTGGTATCGGTAAGTTCATCAAACTGAAGCGTGAAGTCAAAGATAACATCAAGACCTTCGAGAACAAGAAGCGTGGGGATGTGACTGTAAACTTTGGTGGCCCTGTTGGTGTTGTTGATTTGACTAATGGTGCTGAGAACAAGAAGTGGTGGTCTTTGCAAGAAGATGGCCCTCTAGGTAATGGTACACGAGCTATGGTACAGTTTGAAATGTACGCAGAAGGTTCTGGCCTACGTTTGAAGAACATTGGTGTCACAAGCCATGTGCCTTATGAAACTAATGGCGACTACGATAATTCTGCTGATGAAATGTTTAAGGTGGCTTAATGCTAGATTGGGGTTTTAGTATGAAAAAAGATGACGAAGATATTGCAACAATGGTTGCTATTGTTATTGTTGCGATTGTTGGATTTATCGTAGGGCCAATTCTTACCTTACTTGCGCTAAACACTTTGTTCCCAGCCTTAGCCATCCCTTACACATTGGGTACTTGGGCTGCTACTTTCTTTCTTCTTTTGGTAATTCTGGCAAAGGTTAAAGCAAAATGAAAGTTTCTATTCACGCTAAGTTTAATAAAGACCCAGATGGTTTTGATGGGGAACTGGTTTACAGTTGGGATAACATCGAAGACTTGACTGATGTATCTCAGTTCTTGACTAATGGAGTTCAAGCATTGGGTTTCACCTATGTTCAAGATGTAGGTCTTGATAAAGGTAATGGCGATGTAGTCTGGGGTGGCTTCTAATGACAGAGAGTAGCAAAGGTAAAGTTCTAATAGATGGTGATATTGTAGCTTATAGAGCAGCCTTTGCTACTCAAGACCAATCAGCAGAGGATGCTGTAGCTAAAGTTGACGATCTTATGGACTTCATCGTTGAAGCAACTATTGACGTACCATTCGCATCCTCTGGCGACTACACTACCTTCTTGACAGGTAAAGGTAACTTTAGGTACGAGATTGCTAAGACCCTAGAGTATAAAGGCAACCGAAAAGAAGTTGCCAAGCCTACCCACCTAAGCCTCTGTAGGGGCCATCTAGTTGATAGCTACAACGCTATTGTAAGCCAAGGTGAAGAAGCTGATGATCTAATCTCTAAAGCTGCTGCAAGCCTTGATTATAACTGTGTTGTCGCCTCTATTGACAAGGATATGCTTCAGTTACCCTGCTGGCACTTTAACTTTGGCCGTAACGAGTGGTCTAAGGTTAATCCAGAGGAAGGTATGAAGTTCTTCTACACTCAAATACTGACGGGTGATAGGGCTGATAACATTGGTGGTATTTATGGTGTTGGGCCAGCTAAAGCCAGTAAGATACTGCAAGGATGTGAGACTGAAAATGAACTGTGGGATGCTGTTGTCAAAGCCTATGAAGGTGATGTAGAGCATGTCCTAGAGAACGCTAGATTGCTTTGGTTACGTAGGTATGAGGGAGAGATTTGGTGTCCACCTATAACGATAAAGTAGAGTTATTTACTCCAAGTTTGGGGGTTATTTCAATTTTCCACAGGGCTAGAGGGCTGGCTAGTGTTTGCTCAACTAACCAAATACATTTGTATCAAAAGCATGGGTGGGAAGTTGGGGGCTTTATGAACCTGCTGGACACAGAGGAGAGTTGTGGTGTCAACCCGTAACAATGGCATAAAGCATGGCTACCGATCTGGTCTAGAAGAAAAGGTATCCAAGCAACTACAAGACTTGGGGGTAGCTTATGAGTACGAAAAGTTTAAGATTGCTTACTCAGTTAATGAGGTGCGAAAATATACCCCAGACTTCAAGATACTGAGTAATGGTATCATAGTTGAGACTAAGGGTCGCTTTCTTCCAGATGATCGTAAGAAGCATTTGTTAGTTAAAGAACAACACCCAGAACTTGATATTAGGTTTGTCTTCTCCAACTCTAATGCTAAACTACAGAAGAAGTCACCTACGTCTTACGCTAACTGGTGTGACAAAAATGGCTTTAAATGGGCTGATAAACTTATTCCGCAGGAGTGGTTAGATGAAACTACTTAGTCGCATTAACAACAGATTGGCCCTAAAGGGAAAGCCTTATAGCCCACAGGAGATTGATGAACATGAGTGTGCGGAACGTATTTGGGCAACTATTGAGCAGTTTAGGCAAGAGTCTTTTGACGATATTGAGGAAGGATATGGCCGCGCCTTTGGAAAGCTCTATGAGTAAGAGTAAGATTCTAATCTGGGAAGTGCTAGAGGGGCCATACCTGCGGGACGAGTTTGACGAGGATGACTTGCATTTAGAGGGTATTCCTATTGGTCTAGATGCTATGCTTGTAGTTATGGTAGAAGAACATGGGGGCATGGATACATTAAACTTTTGGTATGATACAGAAGAAGATGCCCTCGAAGTAGTCAAACACTTTAAGACATTCATTGGCCCTTTGGAGGTAACGTAATTGACAAAGAAAACAGTCGTAGTCCTAAGTTGTGGACACTCTGACCCATCAGTGCCTAATGATCGTTACTCTTGGCTTGGAGATTTCCTATACGACCTTAAGCCTGATTATGTTGTTGATTTAGGTGATGGCGCTGATATGCGTTCTCTTAATACTTATGACACTACTCGTCCTACAGCATTGGTAAGTCAATCCTACGAGAAAGACATCAACCACTATAATGATGCTATGGATCGTATGCGTCATAAGTTTCGGTTCAGTAAGAAGAAGCAACCTTTCTATATTGGTTTTGAGGGTAACCATGAACATAGAATTAAAAAGGCTCTAGCACATGACCCAAGACTTGAGGGATCAAAATACGGGATTTCCTTTGGGCATCTTCAAACAGACCACTGGTTTGACGAATATCACGAATACGAGAACTCCGCGCCAGCACTTGTTAGATACGATAGTATTCTCTATGGTCATTATGTCGCTAGTGGTAATTATGGTAGTGCTATGGCAACTAAAAATCATGGGGGTTCTCTGGTAGAGAAGATGGCCTGTAGTGTAACTGTAGGTCACACTCATAAGTTTGACTACCATTATAAAGGGGACGCTAGACCTAACCCAATTCATGGTCTTGTTGCTGGTTGCTTTAAAGGTGCAGAAGAAAGCTGGGCTGGACAAGCTAATCTAGAGTGGCGAAAAGGTTTTGTTATCAAGCGTGAAGTAGAGAATGGTGACTACAATCTTGAGTGGGTGTCTATGGCAGCTTTGAGGAAAGAGTATGGGAGTTAGAGTTGGGCAAATATTCCAATTTTGAGAGGAGACCAAGAGACCTTTACACTACCCCTATCGAACCTGTGATACCCTTGATCGACCACCTTCCGTATTCATTCGATTACGTGGAGCCTTGTGCGGGGGATGGTCGCCTAATCAACAACATTACAGAACTGACTGAGGGTCATGGTAATTGTATCTTTGCCTCTGATATTGAACCTTTGGCAGAGGGTATGTTTAAGAATGATGCCTTAACCCTTGACTTTGGTGGCTATGGCACTGTAGATATGTGTATCACTAACCCACCTTGGAGCAGAGACTTCTTACACCCTTTCATTGAGCATTGGCTAGATATATGCCCGACTTGGTTGTTGTTTGATTCTAACTGGAAAGAGACTAAGCAGTCTGCTGTTCTTATGACTTACTGTGCTAAGGTAATTTCCGTGGGCAGAGTTAAGTGGGTTGAAGGCAGCAAGGGTGTGGGTAAAGAAGATGTGTCTTGGTACTTGTTTGATGCTAATAAGACACACCAGACATATTTTTATGGCAGATCAGTATAGTGTGGGTATCAAATGTTTATATGCTGCACACAACAGGAGAAGCGTATGATTACTGACCACGACATCAGAGGTATAGATACCAATGGCATTATGTGGGAATACTTTAATATTACACCAGATGGGAAAAGTGCTATGACAGTTATGGGAATGGTTAAAGAGTTTAGTAAAGTTCTAAATCAGAAGATTGATACTGCCCTTTACACGCAGTTGGTTATTGAGGAATTTGATGAGTGGCTTGCTGAAGGTACTTGTGTAGAAGACGATCTTAAGGAACTGGCTGACTTGGTTTATGTAGTGTATGGTTATGCCAATGCTTGTGGTTACGATCTTGATGAAGCTATCCGTAGAGTACATGCTAACAACCTTGGTCGTTGTGTTCAACCTGATGGTTCTATCCTTCGCCGTGAAGATGGAAAGATTATCAAGAATAAGGCTTACCCAAAAGTGGATTTGAGTGATCTAATTGGTAACGGAGCAACATAAATGAAACAACTTCTTACCAAAAGCTGGGTTATCCGTTGGTTACGTTATGTAAATACTTGGCGGGAACATCGTAGGATTATTAAAGAACTAAATGCTATGGACGATAAGACACTGCGAGACATTGGCATTAGTCGTTGCGACATCGACAGACTGATCTGGCTAGAATATGATAAAGAAAAACGAGGAAAGAGTAACAATGAAAAGTAACTACCTGCCAACAGACTATCAGTCATTTATTGCAACATCACGTTATGCCCGTTGGTTAGAGGAAGAAGGTCGCCGTGAGAACTGGGGAGAGACTGTAAGTCGTTACATGGACAATGTTGTTATTCCCAAACTTAAACTTAATCTGGGTGAAGGTGTTTTGGATGATATGATCATTAGTCAAGACATTGAACGGGTTATCCTTGGCCTAGAAGTGATGCCATCTATGCGGGCTGTAATGTCTGCTGGGACTGCACTAGAGCGTGACAACACAGCAGGATACAACTGTTCCTATATGCCTGTAGACGATCCACGATCCTTTGATGAGGCTATGTTCATTCTGTTGTGTGGCACTGGTGTAGGCTTCTCTGTAGAGCGTCAGTTCATCAGTAAGCTACCAGAAATCCCAGAGCAACTAAACCCTGTCTCTGCTGTACGTATTATGGTAGAAGATAGTAAAGAGGGTTGGGCAGATGCCTTGCGTAAGGTAGTCTCGTATCTCTATGAGGGTTATATCCCAACTTGGGATGTGTCAAAAGTCCGTCCTGCTGGGGCTAAGTTGAAGACATTTGGTGGTCGTGCTTCTGGGCCTGCACCTCTGATTGACCTGTTTAACTTTGTTGTTAAAACCTTTGTTGCTGCTAAAGGTCGTAAGCTGTCTAGTATTGAATGTCACGACATTATGTGTAAGATTGGTGAAGTTGTTGTAGTTGGTGGTGTTCGTCGTTCTGCTATGATCTCTCTGTCTAACTTGTCTGATGATCGTATGCGTCATGCTAAGTCTGGGGCATGGTGGGAGAACAATCCACAACGAGCCTTGGCTAATAACTCTGTAAGCTACACTGAGAAACCTGACGCTGTGTCTTTCCTTCGTGAGTGGGCAGCTTTGGTAGAGAGTGGTTCTGGTGAACGTGGTATCTTCAATCGTCAGGCATCTAAGAAACAGGCAGCTAAGAATGGTCGCCGTAAGACTGACTATGAGTTTGGTACTAACCCATGCTCCGAGATTATTCTGCGTCCTTACCAGTTCTGCAACCTGACGGAAGTTGTTGTACGTGCTACCGATAACCTTGAGACACTAGAACAAAAGGTTCGTATCGCCACTATCCTAGGGACTATTCAATCCACTTACACTAAGTTCCCTTACTTGCGGGACATTTGGACGAAGAATACTGAAGAAGAACGTCTGCTAGGTGTTTCTCTTACGGGGATTATGGACAACCCACTAATGACTACAAAGAATGCTGGTCTAAGTAAAACACTGGAGCATCTTAAGAATGTCGCTATTGCTACTAATGCTGAATGGG